TCTCTTTGCCACATATATGTGCAAAATATTGTGCATCAAATTTTAATTGATTCCAAAATTTATTCTGTTCTGGTGTCAAAATAAATCTCCAAAAGTTATAACAATACTAGTATTATACTAGAATGCCGATATATTGTCAAACGGGTTTATACTCGAAAACTTTCACCGCATCCACATTCGCCTCGAGAATTTGGATTGGTAAACTCGAATCCTTCATTGAGTCCATTGCGGACCCAATCCATTGTTAAGCCTGCTAGGTAAGGCTCATCTTTCAAACTGACTAGTACACAGAAATCGTTTTGGGCATAATTGATTATGCCTTCTTCTCCGTCATACTTGTCCACATATTCCAACACATAAGCCAGGCCACTACAACCTGTGGTTCTTACACCTATGCGAATGCCGACACCCTTACCACGTTTGGCAAGATTTTGTTTAATCTTCTTTTGTGCCGTGTCGGTTACGATAATCATTTACGGCCGCTTTAATACAATCTTCAGCAAGAATTGAACAATGTATCTTGACTGGAGGTAAAGCTAGTTCTTCGGCAATTTGGGAATTTTTAAGATTAACAGCATCATCAATATGCATACCTTTAACCCATTCAGTAACCAATGAGCTGGACGCGATTGCTGAACCACATCCGTATGTCTTGAAACGAGCATCTCTAATAATACCATCTTCGTCTACTTTGATTTGTAATTTCATTACATCACCGCAACTGGGGGCTCCCACCATACCTGTACCCACAGTAGGATCATTCTTATCAAACGATCCTACATTTCTTGGATTCTCATAATGATCGATAACTTTGTCCGAGTATGCCATTAATTTGGTACTAAAACTATTTTTTGAGTATTTGTAGCAGGATCAATCATATACTGATAGTGATAGCCTGCTGGTGGAGGCAATGTTCCTGGAGGGTTTACATAAACTACGCTAGGTTGCGGAGTTACATAAACTGGTTGTTGTTCAACAACTACTGTACGAGGTTGGGCGATTTCATAACCAATCACTCCACCAATTACAGCTGGAGCGACCCAACCCATTCCGTAACCACCACGATAGCAACAACCACCTCGATAATGAAATCCTTCGTGTGCTTGTGCTGTTGCTGTTCCGACTAATGCCAATAATGATAAAGCAAAAACTATCTTCTTCATAATATACTCCTTAGCGTATAATATAATAACGCCTTAGACTTGTATTTAGTTGACTTATTTTGACTCTTTTCGAGCGTTCTTAACTGCTGTTACATCATTTCGTGTTTCTTTGCACAATTTTGCCAATTCTTGCAAGTGTTTGCGAACACGGGTACCTGCGGCACCTACTTCTTTATCATAGAACTTTTCAAAGTCACCTTCCATTGCTTCTACTAGTGCGGTGAATTCTGAATATTTGTTTGTAGCCATTTAAATCTCCTTTAAGGCAAGTACGAATACTTAGCACTAGTATATACTAGCAGAAAATAAATGTCAATTATTTTTGGTATAAATATGAGTATGACTAACCTTTCTAGATTAAATGACATCGGAACTGGCACTTGTCCAACTCCTGGACACGGCGCATATACTACCGTTTATGTTTCGGGCGCGACAACTGTTTTTACAAATAATTTACCTCAAATGATTGTTGGAACTATTGGAAAACAAAGTTGTGGACATTCGTCGACTGCATTGTCTGGATCGCCTACAGTATTTGCAGAGAACAAACCGGTGCATAGAATAAATGACATTGGTGTTGGCGGAGCCGGTGATACGTATGTGTCTGTTTCGGCATCCGGTGATACAGAGGCAGGAGGTTAATATGGGTCTAGCAGATATAGCCAATTTAGCAAAAGCACAAGCCAGTGCGGCTACCAATTTAGCAGATGCGGCAAAAGCGGCATCAAGTTCATTTGTAATACCGGGAAGCATAACAAGTGCGGCCGATACTGCTAGGGCGGCAGCCGGTTCAGCAGCCGATGGAGCTCTTCCATCTTACTCTAGCATGTTAAGCAGTATACAGTCTGGTTCAATTAATGTCGATGTATCAGCACATCTTGGAGCACTGTCTGCTATTGGAGTCGATACCAGTTCAATATCTTCTGCTATTAGTTCAGCTCAGGCTAGTATGCATACTGACATGGCTGTATCTAATGCCGCAATAGCCCAAGCATATAAATCTGCGCAGGCCGCAGGTACTACTCCGTCAGCAGACGATTTAGCCGCGGCCACTGCTCCTCTTAGTGTTTTAAAAAATGCACAAAGTCTGTTATCTAGTGCAACATCTAGTGTACAGTCGGCAGTAAGTTCTCATGCTAGCACATTAGGTGCTAGTTTAACTGGAGATCCTATTGCAGACACACACGCTGTGGCTAGTGCTGTAAATGCATTTAATGCCACAGTACCTGTTGCTCCAACTGCACCTACTCCTCCACTGGCATCTGTAACAGTTAGTGGAGTCACTTTGCCCAACCCAAGTTATTCATCACAGTTATCAGCATTTAATTCAGGACCACAAGCGGCCTATACTGCGGCACAGGGTACTTATAATAGTCAAATGTCTGCGTTCACATCTGTTCCATCAAATGTAGCTGGGTTAAGTGCTGTTAGTGCCATATCAAGTGCAGTTAGTAGTATTGGTAGTAGTTTATCCAGTAGTTTTAGTAGTTTAGTATCAACAGCATCTGCCGGTACATCTAGTATAATGAGTACACTCAAAGCAGATGCCATGCTGTCATCATTGACAAAACCGATGCCAACGCAATTGTCATCCATTGCCAGTAGCAATCTTAATTTAAATCAAATTAGTAATTACACTGCTATCAAAGCACAAGAAGCTCCACAAAAATCGGTTATAGCAACGTCATCGGATTCGGTGCGGCCAACAGGTAGAACTGTTGCAAGCCATGTTGCAGATCTCCCGCCGGCTGCTGTTTCAGACAAAGATGCAAACCGTATTTGGTCGTATGAACTAAAAGGTTTATCTAATGATCAATTAAAATATAATCACCAATACTGGGCAATATTTGGAATATCCGATCCAGATGCAGTGACACAAGATCAAAAAACAAAAGCTATGAGTGATTGGATGGGGAATGAATTTACAAAGATATTAGGTGCAGATGCCGCCACAAATAGAACAAACTATATTGCCCTTACAACTTCTAAAACAGATAAAACCACCTGGACTGACGGTGAACAAGCTATTGCCGCTCAATATAAAAAGGATAGAGAAACAGTAAACGCTTCTACAGATTATGTGAATATGCAAGCGGCAACTACTACAGCAAAACAATATTATGAATGGTATAAACTTGCGTATGATGCTTGGATTAAAGAAGCTAGCAGATATAGTTTACCTGCAGATCTATTAACCCAATTATCTACTTATAAGGCTTAAACTAACTTAATGCCTGTAGTTTGTTCTGTATAACGATCTGCGGCATCCTTGATAGTAGGTGCCAATACCATTATACTGTTTTTCATAATAGTAACATCTTTATCTGGATCTGTGGTAAACAAGAATGGTACTAGACCGATTCCGTCCTTAGTCGCTGTCAGGCACAAAGGTTTACTCACTGTAACACCCATTACGCCATCTTCTACCAATTTAGCAACAATCTCTTCACCAGCTGTAGTTTTAATTGTAACTACTTCGCCAACTGCCATACCTTTTGAAATTAACATATTATACCTTTTGAAAATGCGCTCTTAATTCTGTAAAGCCGCCAATTAATTTATCATCTAAAAAAATCTGTGGCACAGTTCTGGCATTGGGCACAGCTTCTAATAGTTGTTCTCTTGTCCAATCTTTGTTAATGTTGCGTTCTTCAAATTCAATGTTCTTCATTTTTAGAAGATTCTTCGCTTGGTCGCAATACGGACATTGATTTTTACTCCATACTATCGCTCTTGTCATTCTTGTTCCTTTTTGTTATTATAGCGCAGGTAAGGCATCGTAGTCAATGCCTTCGCTCATAACTCCTATTACGTAGTTAGTGCTCTCCGACTCCTGTAATGCTGTTTGTTTCTTACTAGTATCAACGTGTTTGTTGAACCAAGGAATTGGAGTAGACTTAGGTGCGGCCTGTTGATATTTAATACCAATATCTTTAAGTGCGCCAACTGCTGTGTAGTCTACAAAGTCTTTTAGAATGTTTGCGTTCAATCCAATCACAGGACCTTTCTTAAACAAATAGTCTGCCCATTGTTTTTCTTCACGGATAACATCCATGTACAATGCGTAAACTTCTTGTTCACATTCTTCTTTGATTGCGGCAAAGCGTGTGTCTTCTTTAACCACTTGATTGATTAGGAAAGCAGTCCAACCTTTGTGTAGCAATTCATCTTGTAAAATCAAACTGATAATGTTACCGTTACCAATAAAGATTTTGTTCTCAACCATGGCTAAACTAGTTGCAAACGATACCATAAAGCGAAACGCTTCTAGTGCATAGCTGGCGTGTAAGGCTAGATAAATTGTTTTGATATGAGTTGTTTCATCAATCTGTTCACCTAGTTCTTTACGGCAATTGATTTGATGTAAGTCATCATAATATTTGCCAATGCTTGATGCCATGTTGACAATTTCGTCAGTGTCATGGATTGTGTTGAACACTTCTTTAGGCACACCATAGATATTACGTATGATGTGGCTGTACGAACGACTGTGTATGTTCGTTTCAAAAAATGTCCAGTTATAAACTAACGCTTCGAGTTCCGGCAAACTGACAACAGGTGTAAAGATTTGGCTGGGCCCACGTCCTTGCAAACTATCAAGTGCTGTTTGACGGAGAAGATTCGAAGTAAAAATATGTTTAATCGCATCGCTTGCATCCTTAAAGTCATTGGCGTCTTTACTAAGACTAATTTCCTCAGGTTGCCAGAAGAAGCCTCGGGCTGTCGCTTCAAAATCTGCAATCTTCTTGTATTTAACCTCTTCAAATCGTTGAATGGTTACTGGACCTGCTGGATCCAAGAACATCTTACGATTTAAATAGTCTGTTTTAGTTTTTAAGTTATATTGTTCTTGGCTCATTAATATTTTCCTGATGCAAGTACAATCTTGCAAATATGTTCTAATCTTTCAATATGCTCATAGGCACGCCATGGGCTAGTATCAATAGCAACGACTCCGTGTCCTTTAATACCTACAATATCATAAGCAATGTTACCTTGATTATCTAATCCTAGCTTGTCAAAACATTGATCTGCTAGTTCTTGACTGATAGGAGGAACATCAGGTACATTGGGTGCTACTTTGGTATAACGATTAAGTTCTGGAAATGCTGAACTAATAGTACTAAGATCAATTCCGGCATGCATTGCGGCAATACAGTAAGTAGGATGTACATGTACAACTACACGAACTTCTCCACTATGGTCTCCCATTTCTTTTTGCAGACCAAAATGTAATGGTATCTCTCCACTAGGCTCTAAATTCTTACTGATGTCAGTATACTCTAGCTCTTGCCAGTTATATCCATATGAACCAAAGCCCGTGTCCCATTTACCAATTTGAATTTTCTTAAATTGATCTGGTTGCAAAGTCTGTTTACGCACACCACTAGGAGTGATATAAAAATGACTACGGTCGTGATGTCGTATACTGACATTACCATCACGACTGGTAATCCAATTACGCTTGTATGCGTCTACTAATATATCACAAATAGTTTCTAGCATTATAACTTACATGCCTCGCAATCATCTTCTAGTTCTTCAAAATGGAATCCATTAACTTGGACGCCATCTACTTTTGTTTCTTCTACTTCAACATTCTTACTGCCAGCTTTGTTGATTAGGCTGTAGTAGAAAGTTTTTAATCCCCACATTTGAGCTTGCATCAAATTCTTAGCAATCAATGTAGTTGGTACTTTACGGTCCGCAAAGTGTGCTGGATTGTAAAATGTGTTTGTACTTATGCTTTGGTCAATATAGGCGGCAAGAACTGCGGCAGTTTTCAAATAGCCGTCACAGTCCTTTTGTTCCCACATTAACTGATACTTGTTTTTAAGTTTAGCATACTCTGGTACAACCTGTGTAAACGATCCTGCTTTACTTTCCTTTGTGCTAATCAAGCTCATAGGCATTTCAATTCCATTAGTGCTGTTTATAACAACACTACTGCTTTCAACTGGTGCAATGGCCATTAAGGTTGCATTACGAACTCCGTACTGTTTCATATTAGTGCGTAGTGTTTCCCAGTCAAGTTCAGGTGTAAAGTCCGCTAATTCATTAGAGCCATCGGCACGTAATTCCCAAGGAAACATGCCTTGCCCATAACGTGTCTTATCACTATGTGTACACGCTCCGCGTTCTTTAGCCAATTCTACTGTGGCTTCTGTTAGATAAAATGCTTGATGTTCCATCCAGGCTTTAACTTCTTGTAGTGCATCTTTGTCGCCATACTTCATACCGCGTTTGGCATGCCAGTAGGCTAGATTAGTTACACCAATACCAAGTGGCTGGATTTCGTCGTTGCTTAACTTAGACTGAATAGATAAAAAGTCCTGGTAATCCAAAATATTACAAAGGCTACGTTGAAGAATACGACAAGCACGACGCATGTCTTCAGGATTTCTAAAAGCACCCCAATTAATACTACCGAGAGTACACAGAGCAATTCGACCATCCGCGTCATCAAGACGTTTAAAAGGTTTTGTAGGTAATAGTATTTCACAGCAAAGGTTACTTTGATAAATTGTGTGGAACTCGGGATCAAATGGTCCTTGATTCTGTACGTTGTCAATAAACACTAGATAGATACGTCCAGTATCTGTACGCTCTTTAAGAATGCCGCCTTTGAATACTTCTTCAGCGGTCATTACTTTCTTACGCAAGTCTGTACGCTTTTCGTATTTTACATACAGTTCTTCAAATAGCTCTGTGTTACGATAAAAGGCTTCATATAAGTCGGGTACTTCATTCGGATCAAAGAAGGTGATGTTTTCTTTGTTCTTGAAACGGCGCCAAAAGAACTTGCTAAGGACAACTCCGTAGTCCATGTGTCTAACTCTAGTTTCCTCTGTGCCTTGGTTGTTTTTAAGAACAATAAGGTCATCAAACTGATGATGCCAAATGGGATAAAATACAGTAGCACTTGCATTACGAATACCTCCTTGACTGCATGAGCGTAAATCTCCGAACCATTTTTTCAAGAATGGTATCATACCAGTATGCATGATTTCGCCACCGCGAATTGGGGAGCCCAATGGGCGTAGTCGACCGATCTCCAGTCCAATCCCCGCACGTTTACTGGCATACTTGGCCATCATTTCGCCTGACGCGAAAATACTGTCCAAATCATCATCCGAGCGAATAAGTACGCAACTACTAAATTGTTTAGTAGGTGTTCCAAGCCCTGCCAACACTGGTGTAGCCAATGTGAACAAGCCATCACTAGCGGCTTGATAATATTCTTTGATATATCGCATACGTGCTGAATTAGGTTCTTCTTTGTGGAAGACTGTAGCCGCGGCAATAATGTATCTAATTTGGGGAGTTTCATAAATTTCCTTTGTGGCACGATTGCGTACTAGATATTTTTCAATCAACTGTTCAATTGCCGCATAGCTATACTGTTCATCTTTTTCATGATCCAGCATAGAGTCCATCTTATTCCAATCGTCTTCGGTGTACCACTCTAACAATTCTGGAGTGTATAGTCCTACCGATACATTGCGTTTTACAATAGAATAAAGACTTGGCACTTGATACTGTCCGTAAACATCTTTTCTTAAAATGCTCAGGCGCTGTTTGCCTGCTACATATTGATAATTGGTATGTCCTACATCTGGGTTTGACTCTACATCAATCAAATCAACAATAGCACGTAAAGTAATATTATCTATTTCGTTTGTGGTAATGCCATCATAGAAGTGTGGCTGACTTTTGATCTCAATCATACTTTGACTGACATCAGCAATACCTTTACAAACTTTCGCTACCTGGGCTTGCCATTTCTCAACGGCTAAGGGCTCCCTACTCCCGTCTCTTTTAATTACTGTAATCTTGGTCATTGCTCTTTCTTATGGTTATCTGTGTTTGTTGTTATTGTTTAGGAAGTATTTAGTGATGACGAAACCGACCAACAACTATTCCTTAGTCGTTGATTTTAATTAGATTTGAAGGGGATTTGCCACCACCTTAGGTATATTTTATCATAGTAACAAAATAAATTATATACGCATTTATTTGTGTTGTCTATTCGTTTGATTACAAATTAGCTGTGTAAGTAAAATTGAAATACCCTGCGTCACTAGCCAATGTATTTGAGTAATACACAGCTATTGAATATGGAGTTTGTCCTACTGCTCCAGTATATACATTACCAACTTGATCTAAATATTTGACTGAGAAGTCTAATTTTTGAGCATTAGTGTTAGTGCTGTCAGCTCCAGCGAAGTCGTATTCATCGCTCAGTTGAATCTGCGCCGCAGTAACATCTGCACTGATGGTCATCAAACCTCTGCGACTAAAACTATTAATCGAACTTATGTAGTAGTAATTGATTACATAGTTAATAGAACCACTTGGGTTGCCGGCTTGATCTGTGCTAACTGGAAGTCTAAACAAGAACATACTGCTGTTAGCATAGCCGATAGTAAGTTGCTGGCTTCCGAAGCTGTTGTAGATTCCATGTCCGCTTAGTTCTGGAACATAAGGAGTTGTTGTATTGCTGGTTAAAAAACTGCCAATTCTATCTGATTGATCATTAACACTGCTGTTACCAAAACTTGCAAAATAAATTTGTGGATAAACTGCTTGTGTGTTACCTGCGCCATTACAACCAACATTGTTTAATTTAGAGTTCATAGTTGTATTACCTGAACCTCTAGATACATAAACTGCCTGTTGTCTGATATTATTAAACTTACAATTTACAAATTGTGTTTGTCGAGGACCATATAGTTGTCCGTCTGTAACACCGTTAGATCCTACACCAATACTAACAGCCTGGTAAGCATCATCAAAATAACAATCTTCGAATATATTATTCAATATGTCATACTTGGAAAATATGCTGTAACTGAAACTTTTGAATTTGATATTTTTAAAAATATTATGTTCGCATGTTACCAGACTACCTGTGGCATTCATAATGATACCATTACAGTTTGAACTTAAACTGTTTTGCCAATCACCTTGTAAAATTAGATCTGCAAACACACTATCACGCACACTGTCTAATTGTAAGCAAGTATTAACACCACTAACACTATGGACTGTTAAGCCCCTAACTTCAATGTTGCGTGGTTGTGTAGTAGCCAATGTACTGCTAATGGGACTTGGATTTCCAGGAGTACTAGAATCATTAACAAACTGTATAGCTGGCCCAACTTTGCCAATGGTGATTGTAATACCTGTGCCAGTTGCTGTTGCGGCATTGCTAATAGTTACATTCTGTCCAGGTGTAACCAATTGCACTATAGTATTAGCAGGAATACCTGTACCAGATATCTTTGCACCTAACATGTCATTTGTTGCTGAAGGTAGGGTAACTGTTGTACTGCTGTTTACAGTAGATCCTACATACGCACTAACACCATTGTAATAGATAATAGTTTTGTCAGCGCCTGATCCGACGATTGTACTGTAACTTGGAACGTATATAGGGCTAGATGTATAATAAATGCCTGGGGGAATAGTCAATGTAACACGAGTTTGAACAGCCGCAGGAGTTCCGCTGGCATAACTAGAATTAGTAGTGTTACTAGGCTGTGCTGGATTTAAAAATAGTTCATTAATAGCACGTTGTAGTGCTGAAGTATCATCGTTAACCGCATTACCCAATGCTCCAAAATCCGCAGTATTAACTTGATCATCTAAGCGTGTTTGAAAACTACGCTGTACTGGTGTGTTAGCATTAGGACCAGTAATAATACTGTTGTTGTTAACTTTGTAAGTGTATGATAATAAACCTAGTAAATTGCTATAACTGCTTAGATCATTTACTGTTAATAAGCGTGTATTTCCAACAGCAGGCGATCCTTCTGCTACAGATCCGTTACCTATGAACAACTGTTGGGTATCAATGGCCCATGCCATTTCTCCGGAAGCTAATTGTGGTAATCCTGTACCATCATTTGCTTTACCGCGTCTTACTTGTATGCGACTTATTTGGACTACAGCCATGTGAATATCCTCTATATAGGATATTTATCACATCTGTTTGTAGTATTGTTCCACCCTATCCCACCAGCGTTTTTCCCAGTAGTCAAAGTCTTCGGGTTTTAATATAAACTCTTGATAAACTGGCTGTTCTATCATTATTAGATTTTCGTCTAATTTAGGGCTAACACACATTAAAACTACACCTTTGCGTATATTAGTTCCATGCACTTCATTATGAGCAAGTGCATAAGCTGTTAGCTGTAGATAATAATCCTCGATCCACTCTTGTTTCTTAGGCTTGTTAGTTTGTTTGTAATCTAATATGGCTTCTTCGTTTAAATGCAAACCACATCCGTCTGTAGTTCCTGCATATAGTCCCGGAAAATACAAGGGAACTTCTACACCCCATATTTCATTAACATTTTTAAGACCATGCTCTATTACAATTTTAGCCATTGCATGACTTTGTTTGCTGTAAGGGTTAGTACCCGGAGCATTAATTACGCCTTGTTTGACATAGTCTTCAAGGAACTTGTGCATACGTGTTCCACGTCCTGCGGCTTCGGTTACTATTTCCTGTGCCTTAGTTTCGCCAACACGACGTTTCCATGCCATCAAGGCGTCAATTTTTTCTTGTGATTTTGTTTTGTCTAGTATTGTAGTAACACTAGGAACTTTGGATCCATCTGGAGTAGCGTAAAGACGCTTACCTTCTACACTTTCTCTATTAATAGGCGTGTAGTTATATCTTTCTTTGAGTAAAGTCATAAGGTAAGTATACGCTTACTTACCTTATGTGTCAAGCCTTATCTGTTCGTTTTGTGGCACTCATTGCGGCGCTGGCTTTCATACTTTTCTTATGTACTGGTTCACCCACGCCTGGAGTTGGCTCATGCTTATTAGTTTTAACCACAAGTCCTTGTCCATCAAATCGTTGTACTAACGATTTGATCATTGGATCTTTTTCATAGATATCATTAAACCCTTTGTAGTCTAGCGCTGGTGCACCAAAACGTCGATCCAATATATTATTCAAGTCTTCCCAACGGATGACTGATGCAACTGGATGATCAGGATTGTTTGCGGAAGATTGCAGATGCCTTAGTGTCATAACTAAGGGATCTGCTGTTTCATTTACTTTTTTTTTGACTGAGCTAAAATCATGCCTAACTTACGGCTATAATCAATGCTTTCACGTTTTTCACGGCCTGTAATGCCTTCTGGAGCTTCTGCACCCATTGGAGCACCGCCAGCTTCTGGAGCTTCTGCACCTAAGTCTGGACTTGGAGCACCACCCATGTCAGGAGCACCACCCATGGCGCCTGCTGGAGCTGAACCCATAGTGTCTACTTCACCGCCTGATAATAATGCTAGGCCTTTTGATAAGCCCATACGACTTTGTTCTAATGCTGAGTATAATGATTCTAATGCGCCTTTAACTGCATCATTGTATTGTTGCGCAACGTCACTACCTTGTGTTTCTCTTATAGAGTCTACTAATTCTAAAAGCTGTTCTGCTTTCAACTGTGCTGTATCTTCTAGCCAACCAGTGATTTGGTCAACCATATCTTTACTAGCCATGATGTTCTCAGCTTTTTCTTCTTCGCCTTCTAGCAATACATAGCTAGCTTGTGATTCGCTTAGGTCATAACGTGTAAGTAATTCTGCCTTTAATTCTACGCGATCGCTTTCGCCTAATTCAACTCTGTTTAATGCATTTTCAATCCAGCTGTTAGGAACTGAAAGTGCTTGTGCTCTTTGACGGAATGTTTTGTTTACGTAATTTTCTTCCACGGCCTTATCCTTTTTCTTGTCTTTAGCGGCTTTCTTCATTGACTCTTTCTTATTGCCGTCTTTGTCTAGATCGATGTAGTCTGGTTTTGCACCTTCGTTCATCTCACGTTCTAGGATAGCTTGATTGATACAATCTAACATTAAACGAGTCTTTTGATAAGCTGTGCTTTTTTGCATACTTTCAAAACTTTCGCTAACTTCAAACTGACTTAACTTGGTACGTAACTTGTTACGTGCATCTTCTAACTGTACATCACTGAACTGTTCTAAGTTTAATTTATAGCCAAACTTTTGTGCTAGACTTTCATTAAGTCTGTTAGCTGTAATTGGCTTTGATAATTCTCTTAATTGCATGGTGGTATCCTAAGCTTCTATGATGTATTTATACAAAACTCCACTTAAACATCTTGGAAATCTTTTCCTTAAAATGCTCAGTGCGTTCTTGGCTGTATTCTAGCTTGTTTAACAATACTACGTATCGGCCAAAATCCTTGGCTTTTTTAATATTATTAGCAAAAATCAAGCTGGCTGTATGATTGTTTCTGTATTCTGTGTCTATCTGTTTGATTTCAAACATCTTGTTTAGGTCGTTTCGATCGTAGGCTTTAGCCGCCATCAGGGCGCTGGTCTTGAGATAAAAACTACCTATTGGATCTATCACACTAGGCTTGGTTATTATCCAATCGCCTTGTTGATTAGTTTTAATTGTGTATTGTTTATAAATTATATTGCCATTAGGCAAGATGTTTATAGGTAACGTTTTTTTAAAGTCTTCTTCAAATTGCGTGGCTAGCTCTTTGATTACTTTAGCTTTGGGTTTTTTATTTGTTTGGTTTTTCATTGGCAACTATTGTAGGATTAATATCTCCTATCTTAGTTACCAGACTTTTGCGAATCAGGCCTTGAACTCTGAATTGATCATGCTCGCTAAGTTGTCCTAACTTGATAGGTTTCTTTAAACGCTCTAATAATTCTGCTTCTTCATTACTCATCCAAATCTCAAACCCGTCCAGTATACTGTACTTGTTGTGTTTGGTTGAAGGCTGTTCTAGACCAGCCATTAATTCGCTTATTTTCATTTGATGCCGGCAATGGTTAACCATTTGTACAGTTCGTCTTTTTCGCTCAACGGACTACGTGTACCTGTTCCTGAAACTGGAGCACGATTGGCTTTTTCCCATTTCTTATCGCGAATCTGATTGATAAAATTATCTGTTGCATCTCCGCCTACATCGTGATTGCCTTGGCTAATTAAATCGTGATGGCCTTCTTCCATATGGTGTTTGACAATATACTTTAATTCGGCCATTGCTTCTTCGGCATTGTCAAAACCAACTGTGTCGTGTCCCGACGCATAGTGTTTAACATACCAATTGCCGCCGCCTGGACTTGCTTCTGGATCTATACCAATTTCACCTACAGGCTCCCCGTGATGCTTGAAAACTTTTTTAGTTTCGTCACCAATTTCTTCGCTAGTCTGCTGATCATCGCCTGCTGGAGTAAACTCGCCTTTCTTAGCAAGGTCTGAAATAGCTGTGGCGGCCGCAGGTGTTGTAGCAGTACCAACTGGTTTGCCATCAATATCTACTTCCTGGGCACCAGGCATTGGTTTTAATGTAACGTCTGCTTCACCCAATATGTCTTTAATCTTCATTATGTTCTCCGAGGCTAAGATTAGCACTTTCTAGTTTATGTATGTATTTACGCAATTTGTCAATTTGTCCTCTAGCTCTGAGTAGCTTGAAAGCTAGATTTTCTACACTTTGTTCGCCATTAGCTTCTAAACCGGCCTTGCGTAGACGTTTTAAATCGTCCATAGCTTGTTTACATTTTGCCAAATCTCCGCTACGCATAGCACTATTGATTTGGCCGGCATAGTTACGTGCTTTGGCTTTGATATCTCTAGCTGGAACTGTAGGTTCTATATGCTCAGGTTTACTTAGCCATTTGTTATCCAGTACGCTATAGATACCTGCACTATGATGTACTTGGCTAGCAGGTTGTACATATAGTTCAACTGGAATGCCTCGTATTTTTAAATCATATGTGTTATTGTACTGTATTTTTTCAGCTGTGAATAATTCTTCAGTGTTAACAACTAAGTGCAAGTCCATGTCACTGTATTCACTGTAGTTATAGCCGGCACTTGACCCGCTAAGTGTAACATCTTTTAGTTTAATGCTAGGTTGTTCAAGAAACTCGATAAAGTTCTTGGCTATCTTTAATAGTTGATGACGTACTTCAGTACGCATGTGATCACCGTCCCAGATTACTGGGTTCAGTTCATGATGATGTGGATTTGGATCTATTGATAGTTCTTGAAAGTACATTCTGTATTTAACAGAATTATAGGCCTAAGAACTTGAATATAGTTTGAAGATTCATAGCATGAATCCAACCAGCTCCTGCGGCAAATGCCAATGCACCTATGGCGTACTTGACCCATTTATCTTTGAGTGATTGTAGTTCTTTGATTTTGCCAGCTAGTTCGTCATGCTGTGCTGTTTGTAGTTCGTTTAAATGATTGGCATGCTCATAATACTTTTCAGCATTAGTACGATATTCGCCTGTCATCTTGTCTAGCTGTGCCAATACTGTATCACGTGTGTTGTCCAAACAGTCGTGCATGTCTTTCACATCGCTCTTAAGGTCAACTAGTTTTTCGTTGATATTTTCAACTTTGGTTTCTAACACGCTCACACGCTCAGGTAATGCGGCTAGTTGTGCAACTGCTTCTTTCGTGGCCATCTCTGGGCTCTCCAATGTTATAAGTCTTGCGCTCGCTCCGAGCTGGGCCTATTCTATGATTGGTATTTATGTGCCTAGTTAATGATATTTTGCCTACAACTTTATTTAGTGGAAATTACTTTTTAAAAAACACTATGTTTTTGCCTGGATCTTCTGTGTTGAATACTGCGTACTTTTGTTCCATAGATTCATCTAATCCGCTGATATAAGGAACTAGCATAAAATCATCCTTAAGAAACCCTACAGGATCTCCATTGTTTTCGTATAACCCATCCCTATCAGTGCTAAAATCAAAACGCCAAACACGTATGATATCATCTGTATCAAACCCAATTAATCTACCAGCAACTTCTACCATTGATGGGGATAAATCGAATGTTACATTAGCTCGTATGCCTAATGTTTGCAATACAGTATTGAAATTTTGTTCTTTCCAACGCAAGTGTTCCTTACCTGGTTCACTTCTATACTGTTTGGTACGAGTAATATCAACTAGAGTATATAATTTGTATTCCATCCTATATTTAACAGCCATAAAAAAAAGCCTAGTAAAACTAGGCTTTTCTCCTTCCCTAAGACTTGCGTCTTTCCCGAACAGGAATTAACTAATTAAGATACTGAACCACCACCGCCTGGTTGTGTAAATGCAGAACCATATGGGAAAATTTGTGTAACTGTAACAGCTGGAGCTGTACCAGTTGTATCTTTACCAGCGGCACTATTGCTTGGAGCTAATGTAGTGATAGCATTAGCTAACTGAGCTGTTAAAGCACCAAATGTGCTCAATGTTGGATAAGCTGTGCTGAATACTTCAGTGTTAGTTAGAGCGGCAGCTGAGTTCATTGTGTCAAGAGCAACTGCAACGATAAATGCTGATGTTGTGCTTGATGTATATGGTGTACCAACCATGTAAACTTCGCCGAATTGTTGAAGTGTACGAACTGCTACTGAGAAGTAGCTGTTTGAATCCAAATATGCTAGTGTTGTAGATGTTTGGTTAATAGCTGGGTTAAAGCTAGAAATTTGTTGAGCATAACCGCTGATGTTTGAAGCATCAGTATCTGGACCAGTAGCGGCTGTGAAGTCAACTGCTGGTGAACCACCTGTAGAAATAATCTTCAAGAATGCTAAGTTACGTGTTCCAAAATTGTTATATGTTAGACCGCCGTATGTGTCTAATGATGTCATGCGGCCATAATTGGCTGCGACGTATGTACCTAATAGTGATGGCATAATATTCTCCTAATCTTACCATACTGCTCGCACTCTGCGAGCGACTTATTAAAAAGCCTTTGTAATATTATTTAGTCCGAATATTAATTTTGGTACTTATATGGCTAATTTTTGGCTGATTAATTTAAACCAGTCAACTGAGCCTTCTTTTAAATGCGGATACTTTTTAGCTATATCTGCACGAAACTGCTCTAATCGTGGGCTATTGATGCCGCCAACTGCGGCTATAATGCTTTCTGCATTGCCAAGATCTTCAGCAGTATGCCCAGGCCCAAGCGCAATTTCTGCTACTTTGTTAATATCACGTGTAATCACCTCGCCTGTAGCACGATTTTGTAGCGCACCGCCAAATCCATTGTATTGAAATGTTTTAGGAGGATGTCCTGGAATAGTGTTGATAATACTGGCCATGGCAAACTGTTGATCTTGCCCACTGTATGGACTGTTTTTAACAGAGTAATCGTGCTCATGATGCTGTCCTATTTCATGAGCATGTTGCATAATCATCAAATCTACTTGAAAATATGTGGGCAAGTTATTGATTTTATGTCCTGTAGGAAACCCCAAGTGTACATTCTTACCTGTTTGTAGTGCAGGATAGTGTTGGCTGACATGATGTAGTACTGTTTTGCGTACAGTAGCATCATCTGCTTTAGGATCTAGTTTTAGTTTGTGTTTGATACGATCAGTATCCATAAACACATCCACATCTCCGCTATCAATCTTATTAGTGCCTTTAGCGGCATATCTATGTTCAGGGTCAAAAGATCCTGCTCCGCCACTGCGCCAAAATCCAGGATCGCCTAGACTTTCTAAGAATGGTAATAAAGCACGTTTGATTTCTAGATATTGTGCTGGTGATAAACGTACAAGTATGCCCTTAGTTGGGTTATTTTCAGAACTGTCTATTCCTAACTTTTTAAGTGCATTACCGCTCATTCTTTTGATTCCTGTATACGCTTGATGCCACGTTTGAATTTGTTAACATCTGCGGCTTTGATACTGTTTAGAAAACGACGTTCCATTTCGGCAGCAGTTTCCACGTCATAATTTTCACGGATCATTTCTAGCAAATTAATAGCACTGGCAATGATATTGCTACCACGGCTTTCAATTACCAGGTCTGTATTACGACTTAGGCCGACTTCATTAAGTTCTTGTAGTATACTACGGGTGCTCTTGCGCATGATGTTTCTCTTTCGTATATTTATTGATTATACAATCTTGATACAATTATATCAAACAACTTGAAATATATCAGTGTTTCTACTAATATGCTAAATACTCAGTAGAAACACTGAGTTTCTGCTAAAATGCTAATACACATACACATTAAAGGAGACACAAAATGTCAAAACTATTAAAAGGAATTATTGAATTCCTAACACCACGCCCACAAAGCGGACTAGAAGCGTTTATCGCCAGCAAGAACCCAACAAACACAGCCGAAGTTGAACACTGGGCTAAGGTTTATGATCAAGCTAAGGGTAACTTGATTTGGATGAGAGGACTTTAAAATGAAACAATTTCTTAAAGACTTCTATGAAATCGTTAAAGCAGTACAACAAGCTCGTGCCGAAGCTGTACTCAAAGGCCAACACTGGATTTAATCAATGCTTACTACAGTTCGTCGTGTACTTCCACACGAGTATGCCAAATATCGTACGCACCTTAAATCTCTTGACGCAGAATCTAAGGTATTACGGTTTGGCTATACAGTTAGCGATTACATCTTGGACACACTTTGTGACAAGTTTGAAGCCAATCCTGACAAACATATTCTTTTTGCTATAGAAAACGATCAGTTGGAGTTTGTTGCTGTAGGGCATATTGCCTTAGAAGACCAAATGGAACTGGCGTTCTCTGTACTTAAAAAGTATCAAGGGCAGGGTATGGGTACAAAGCTAATGAAACGTTGCATACAGTACTGTCGTACACACAGTATACTTAAAGGCTGTATGGTTTGTTTAAGTACTAATAGTGTTATCAGACACTTATGCGCTAAGTATGGCATTACAATGGAAAACGAATTAGGAGAAACCCTAGCTACTATTGAACTTCCACAAGCGGATGTCTACACTTACGTAGAAGAAGCTACTAGTGCTAACCTAGCAGTTGTAGACTACTTGAGCAAACGCATCACAAAACCTCTTGCTTTTATTCGTTAAGAGATATATAATAGTACAATGTTGCAATACATTGTAAACATACACACACAAGGAGAAAAATATGTTTAATCAAGCTATCGACGCCGTGCAAAGCGGCAAAAAAGTAATCGTTAACACATTTGTTAAAGATGAATCAGTTCAAAAAGAACTAGTAAAACTAATCGATGCACAAACTAAGTTATATCAAGGTTGGGTTGACACAACCCTTACACTTGCAGAAACTCTAGTTAAAAGTTACAAGAATCCATTTACACAAGGAGCAAAGTAATGACTGACTTTACTCCAAAAGCACCAGAAGTTAAATTCAACAAGAACGGTTATGAAATACGTGCTGACGTCTTAGCATTGGCTAAAGATGCTGTTATGGATGAATACAAGTTCAAGCTACATGGCTGGGAAGTATCAGCTAAGAAAGATGAAAAGACAGGACAAGTTGTCAGCTCAGTAGCAATGCCAGAATTTCCAGGTCTAGATAAGATTATGGAAGCGGCAGAAAAGATGTACAGCTTTGTTAACTCAGGTACAAAGAAGTAATCTAGCATAGCTATTTCGCAGAAGTGCGTGACACTACTCAAAAGGCCTAGACAGGCCTTTTGTTTTAGCTATATAATATACACATGCGCCTAAGGCTAAATGGTATAGCAAGGGTCTCTAAAGCCCGAGACAGCAGGTTCGATTCCTGTTAGGCGCACCATTTAAGGAAATTACTATGTTTATCGGATTAATGGGTGTGGCCAGCGACGGTACGCTGTATACACCAAGCGGTAATAAAATTTGCAAAGTGCCTCAATGGGCGGCATGGCGCATTCAAAGAGCCCAGCATTGGGTAGCCCAACTAACTTGGAGAAATTAAAAATGACACAATAGATTGAATATGCTTGTAAAGACCTAGTCTTCCACTTTAACAAGAAACACTTAGAAGACGAGACCATTCCTATGTGGGTCTTAAAATTTCATGGGGAGACATTATATGTCAAACACGTAGACTGTACAGTTGCTTGGAGCACTAAGGAAACACCTGACAACAGTCATACCAAAGGTAGCATCAAAGTCAAAGACGTATTACTACGCATCAATGACTTAAACGAAGCTCAAATCTCACAATTAAATCTAGTAGACAAATTCCGCTTGCGTAACCAAAAGCTGGGTATCACACGGATCATGTTTAGGCCTCATGGCGAAATGCACAAAGCATTGTTAGCCAACGAATATAAACACGGTCCTATGAAACACATTAGAGGTGCTTGTGCTAGCGCATTTGTCGTTACCGATTTATTGAGCAAAAAAGAAGTCTTATTAGCCCGTATCAAATACGATGATTGGAGAGAACTCAAACCAAACGAAAGTTACTACCAACAGTATGACAATGTTAAAGGAGAAAACTTGCACGTTGATTACGGACATCCAAGTACACCATTTGAGTATAGTTAATGTCAACTAACCGGTCTCCTTAGGCGTTGTATATATACGCCTGAGGAGGTTGTTATGCTAATGAGGACTAAAAATGAAACGATTAATGGTTTCACTGATGATTATTGCTTTGATGATAAACCTGGAAAATGGGATCGCGAGTACACTTACTCCTGCCGTTGTCCCAACGCCGCATGTGATCAAAAACGCTCGGGTCCATGGAAAGCCAAAAGCGAGACTAAAGACAAGCCTAAGAACTATTCCTTATAATCCAGAAGAAATGGTTGTAGATGACGAGCTAGTATTAGGACGAAATCACAATAGAATTGAGATTGTTGATGAAAAAGAAGAAGAATTAAGTGACTATGTAAAAATACGATTAATGCTGGCCAGAATGAAAGCCATGAAGGCTTATTCTATGGCTTCTTTATCAAAGTAATCAGGATGCTTCTTACCCCAGTTACGCATGATAACTGCGGCACGGGCATTAGCTTCGTTTTCCTGTGGGCTTCCAGTAGCACCTGCATTTTCATCTCTTAGCTCATCATCCAAATCTTGTTTGAAATGAACTAGTTCGTGTGCTAATGTTCTCAATACATCATTTATATGGCGATTCTTTACTGTAACAGTAATGTGCTCTGCGCCTGGAGCATACCCACCGAAGCTCTTATGTTCTACACTTCGTTTACTGTCAAACGCAAAGTCGAACTTTGGCAGTGATTTTAATTCCAAATCTTCAGCGGCAAAACGAATGAAATCGTGTAGGATAGCAAACGTATCCTTCTTGTTCAAGCCTTCGGTCAGTATTTCTTTAACTTTCATGAGTATATTTATTGTGCGTTGATGAAGTTGATGTAGATTCCACCAATTGCGGCAGTGGTACAATACATCTCAGCTATGATGTTGTTTATACCTGGTCCTACACACCTAACTGTGGTCTTGGCAAGACTATTTTGTGCGGTAGTAACACCGCTGAAGTTAAATGTCTGGCCGACTGCTTGTGGAGTAATAAACATACGCACAGTACGTCCTGCTGTAAATGATCCCAGGGTGATAGTTACGTTGGCATTGGTGCTTGGTGTGTAGATATACATACCTGGACCATTCATAGCCACAGTGATAGCGGCAGGAGTAGTAACTGTTGTTGGTGTAGCTGTTATACTGCTGATAACTCCAGCATTTATACCAATAGTAGTACCGTCTGGCTGTACAGCACCCAAACTGCTTGTAGTGGCTGCGGCAACACCAAAGGTTACTGCACCGGTACTTGCTGATACTGTAATACCTGTACCAGCTACTGCTGAAGTTACACCACCGTTGGTAATAGTAATAGCACCAGTACTTGCTGATACTGTAATACCTGTACCTGCGGTAGCACTGGTTACACCTGCGTTGGTCAGTGTGATTGTGCCGCCTAATGATACTGCTCCACCACCACTCATGCCTGTACCGGCTGTAACGGTTACTGAACTGTTGGCGAGTTTGGCATTGGCAATTGATCCTGCCAACATGGTGTTGGTTACAGAGCCAGTGTCAGTGGTGTACACACCGTTGGTCACTGTACTAGCATTACCTGTTAGTGCGCCAACAAAGCTGGTGCTGGTCACACTGGTTAGGCCAGCAAATGTAGTTACGGTTGCTCCTAAGGCTACTGCTGTTGAGCCAATGGTTACACTTGAATTGGTCAGCTTGGCGTTGGCAATTGATCCTGCCAACATGGTATTGGTCACTGTGCCAGTGTCTGTAGTATACACACCATTGGTCACTGTGGTAGCACTTGAAGCATTGCCAGTCAATGCTCCTACAAATGTGGTGGATGTTACTGAACTCAATCCTGCCAATGTTGTACTACTAGCGCCTAGTGCTATAGCTGTTGAACCTACTGTGACACTAGAGTTAACCAATTTAGAATTAGCAATTGAGCCGTTGCTTAATGCACTGGTAACGTCACCACTTGTTAAAGTTACTGCTCCGGTACGTGTGTTGAAACTGATTACACTATTTGATCCGGGGATCTGTTGCCAAACGCTACCGTTGTAAATTACCAAATCGCCTGTGCTGAATGTTATATTACCGGCACCAAAGTTCACAGTACCGCCGGCACTTACGCTGTATTCTGATCCAGCTGTACCTACACCATTTGCTAGTGTAGGAGTATTGGAGCTTGCGTCCCATGAACCTTTATAAATCACAGCACCAGTTACGGTTGAATTAATAGTAACAGCACCTGTTGAACTGCTGATACTGATGTTGGTTCCGGCTATGATGCTGGTAACACCCGAGTTGGTTAGTGTGATTGATCCGCCAAGAGCTACACTACCACCACCACTCATTCCAGTGCCAGCTGTAACTGTGACACTGCTGTTGGTTAGGTTACTGTTGGCTATGGTACCCACGCTGACTGTGCCAGCGTTGATGCTAATAGTTGTGCCATCAGGTTTCACTCCACCAATTTTGCTGGTAGTGGCTGTGCCCAAGTAGGCTGTTGATTGTGCTGTGGTGTCGCCAAATGTTAAACTTGCACCAATTGAGATGCTACGATTAATTGTCAAATTGCCAGTGTCGCCCACTTGTCCAATAACAATATTGGTTGAGGTACTGGTTGATTGAATAGTGTTGTTGACAAACTTTAATTGTCCAACCTGTAGTTGGTTAGCACCGTTGACCAATAGCACACCGTTGGTCACACTCATGGTGGCTGGTGTGCCCAATACAGTATCAACCAAGCCAAATGTTTTGCCAGCGGCCAAGACTGTGTTTCGATTTAATACCAAGTTGCCCGAGCTACTGGTTAAACCTAATTGTATGTCAACGCTGCCAGTTGTTGATTCAATAGTGTTGTTGACAAACTTTAACTGTCCAACCTGTAGTTGGTTAGCACCGTTGACCAATAGCACACCATTGGTAACTGTCAATCCAGTCTGTGTGCCCAACACTGTGTCAGTGATATAAAGTGTACCTGGACCTAAGTTAAGTCCTTTCCAACGCAGGCTGGCACTGCCCAAATAATAAGTGTTGTCTACGGCAGGATAGATACCATTTGAATCTATAGTAGCTATGGGAGTAATAGTTGCTGTGCCAATTGGTGTAGTGGCAAACACAATTTGATTGCCTTGTGCTGTGCTGGTTTGATTCTCAGTGGCCAAGAACTGTATACGTGCGGTGGATGCGGCTGGCCAACCAGAGCTGGTATAAGGTGTAGCACCCAAACGGAATATTTCTTGTGTGTTTAGGACCTGTGTTGGTGTGGCTGTTGATCCGTTGAATCTACGTCCAAAGAATCCTGCGTAGTTAGCATTGCCGTCATTGTATATGCGACTTGGTTGTCCCGGATCGCCTGATATCTGCACCATTACACCTAAGTTCTGCGGTGTAACAAATGTACCATCACTGCTACCAGTAACTGTTAAAGCCGCTTGATAACTGCTGGGCAATAGGTCAACAATTTTAACCTCACCTTGTGCGGTAGCTGAGAAATAACTTTGACTGGTCAAACCAGCCGCGCCAAATAAGTTTAATGGACCAACAATGTTAACAACACCACTGCCGTTGGCCACCAAGTTCATGTTCTCATTGGTTAAGGCCATTGATACAGTATTGCTGACAAACTTGAAGTCGCCAGCGTTGAATGTGCCAGTACTTAGATTTAACGCCAAGCCACCAGGAGTCGATCCATCACTGATGCGTAAGTTACCTGTACTAGTATCGTAGAACAACATACCAGCTTCGCCAACAAATGTGTTGATGTAGGCTACACTACGAGCGGCACTAATCTTACCAATATGATTAGCCATCTAATTAACCCATCTCGCCTTGCGGGCCATCAATCATTACAGTTAACCCTGCAATGCGTTTAATATCATCAAGCTCGTCATGCTCGCCCGCATGAGTTAATTCGTCTTGAGCATCGAAAGCATTGTCTTCACCAGCAACTTTTTTAAGTATGTTTAACTTTTGCTGTAGTGGAGAAACCATAGTAACTGGATTGTCTTTTTCCATTGGAACACCTATAGGCTCGACACCGTGTTCGTCGTGTCCTTCTTCGGCATCCATGCGATCAGCTAGTTTCCTAATTATATCTGATATTTTCATATTAACTCATAGCCTCTTGAACAACTAGGTTAGCTCCTACGACAGGAGCAGTACCGCTAGCACTACTTATAGCAATAGTAAGTGTGTCAATACCACTACCACGTATATTGTTGTATAATGGGAACACATAGGTAAAGTCCAAATCCTGAACACCTGATCCTGAACTTAAAACAAAACCAAACACAACTTCACCGCCAGTAAGCGATGTGGCTGTAACGTCACGTTCACCAAAACTGTATGCTGAACCTAAGTATTGTAATTGGTTAAAGTTTGCATAGTTAGTACTACCATTGCCTAACACAGTTGGGTTAGTTGGTGTGCTGGCAATCAATTCTACAAGAACTTGTGTGGTAGCTGACTGACTGCAATACAAACGTTTTGGCAATAGTTGTCCACGATTAGCAAGTCCAATTATAAATCCTGTAGTAAAGGATAGTGTACCTGCGATTTGTCCAACAGCCGGTAAACTCATAGTAATCGTTGTACCGTTGATGCCAGTTACTTGCGCACCCGGTGCTACGTTAGTTCCTGATACAGCTTGTCCGATTGCAATACCTGTGTTTGAGCTGACCAATACTGTATAAGATCCACTAGCACCGCCACTGGCATAAGATTGTGTAACTGGTGATGCCAATATGCTTGGAGTTGCAGGTAGTGCTCCTTGGAACACTGGATCAACAAAGTACAACACACTTGCTGTATGATACACAATACGAGCAATAGCACCAGAACCAAACGTACCGGTAAATGTCAAGTTACCGCTTACGTTGCTTGACAAGTTTTGACTTAGTGTAACAGTTGTTCCTGATATACCTGTTACGTAAGTTTTTAAGTTATTAGCAATAATACCTGTACCTGTTACTACTGCACCTACTGTAATTCCGTTTGCACTAGTGACAGTTACAGTATTAGTTCCGCCAGTACCTGTACAGGCAGGACTTGCCGCCGCGCTTGCACCATTGTTAGGGAAATAAATTTGACGTCCTTGGAATTGATTTGATGTAAGAGGAGTTCCAGTCAAAGTCATTGTTAAAGCATAACCTGTAAATGTCACAGGACTTGCCGCAGATCCAACAGTCTGACTCTGCTGAACTTGCCATGTACTGTTAGTGGTTTGTCCTGATCCAGATACAATAACTGTATAAGGAGTTACTGCATTATTAACACCTTGTGTTTGAATATTGCCTAGACCTACAATACACATACCAACTGCTACAGTTCCGTTGCTTATTGGTGTTGCTCCAGTAAGTGTTAGCGTAGTTCCGCTGATATAACCAGTGAATGTTGCACTGATCACACTAGTAGCCGTAGTAGTTGCTCCAGCATCGTTACGACCATAAATGTTACCGTATTCTAATGTACCCATCTGACGTCCACGAACTGTTAACACTGGATAACGATTATTACCACCTGAACTTAGTGTTGCAGTTGGTGCTAAGTTAGGTAATCCATAACTGTATGTGAAACCACGTTGTTCGTCACGCTGACCTTCAACAATAACTGACACACCATAGTGATACATGTCGTTAGTTGTAGGAGTAATAGCATTAATATTACGTTGTTCATAGCGTACTGGCAAGTTACCAGTACGTGCCCATGGAGTAGTTTGGTTAGCTAAATTACCAAATCCAATTTGATGTCCGATAACAGGTTCACCGTTTAACCAAAAGCCCCAACGAACAGCACCAGCACCATACCAAGCAAACTCCATCCAGAACATCTGAATATTATTAAAGTTGATTTGATTAATGTTGGTCATGTCGCCATTCCATTGATCTAGACCAATACGAAGTTCTTGTACAGTTCCGCCTACGTCACTGCGCACAACTGCGTAGATACCGTAAGGGTTCTGTGGATAAGGAACACTTTGTTCAAAAAACACACCGTTAGAGTCATCAAAGAAACCTACACGTTGTATGTTACCAGGAGTAGCTGTAGATAGTTGTACACCAGTGGCCATAAACATGGTCTTGCCTGGTTGATAACGATGATATGGACGGCTTTGACGAATCGTAGCGTCGCCGGCGGCATTGGTAACACGCATACGAACACCACCTGAACTAGGCACTTGCGTAATAGTCGCCGCACCTTGAGTTAGCTGTTCCCAACGCAATGGCTGTGAGCCATATTCAAAGTCTGCTTCATAAACGTTTTGGTGTGCTGTGATTTTCAAACGACCAAGTACATCGCGTACTCTTGCTGGCATCGCACTAGATTCGTGGTAGCCGGTGATTTTATTCATTGACATAGGATTTTCCTTAAGTTCTAGTATTTCATGACATGCGCTAGTACGCCACAATTTATATCCTACAGTTATTTATCGCTTAAATATGATACTATGCTAAACAAAGAACCATTCGAACAACTAATCGCAGAACTTAAAGAAAACGGAAAATATCGTGTGTTTAACGATATTGTGCGTGAAACTGGCAAGTTTCCACAGGCTATTTGGTACGGCCCATATAATATTAAAACTATTGTTAATTGGTGCTCAAACGACTATTTGGGCATGGGTCAAAACAAAGTAGTCTTAGAAGCTATGCACACAGCTTTGGACCATACAGGATCAGGATCAGGCGGCACACGTAACATTGGCGGTACCAGTCACTATCATGTAGCATTAGAACATGAGATTGCTAGTTTACATAAGAAAGAGAAGGCTGTGCTATTCAGTAGTGCTTATGTAGCTAACGAATGGACACTAATTGCTCTAGCCAAGATTATTCCTAATATTGAATTTATCAGCGATAGTAATAATCACAATTCAATCATTGTGGGTATCAGCCATAGTCGTGCAGATAAAGTCGTATTCAAACACAATGACTTAGAAGATCTAGAACAGAAATTAAAAATTAGTTTTGCACAGGGTAAAACTCCTTGTGTAGTGTTTGAAAGTGTCTACTCAATGGATGGAGATGTTGGACACATTGCAGAGATATGTAAACTAGCAGAAAAATACAAGGCTATCACCTATATTGATGAAGTACATGCCGTAGGCCTGTATGGACCGCAAGGTGGTGGCAAGGTAGAAGAACTTGGGCTTGAAGACAAGATTGATATAATCAACGGAACCTTGGGAAAGGCCTTTGGAGTCCAGGGTGGCTACATTGCTTGCGATAAGATTGTAGCCGACGCTATTCGTAGCGTAGCCGCTGGATTCATCTTTACAACATCGATGAGTCCTGTTACTTGTAGTGGTGCGTTAGCCGCTATCAAATGGCTTAGAGATCATAATGAAGTACGTGACAAACATCAAGAACGTGCTAGAAAATTAAAATATAGATTAAAAGCCGCTGGTATTCCTGTAATGGAATGTAGTACAAGTCATATTGTACCTGTACTAGTAGGAGATGCCAAACGTGCTAAAGCTATGAGCGATGCACTACTAAATGATCACAGCATTTATGTACAAGCTATCAACTATCCCACAGTTGATGTAGGAACGGAGCGGTTACGTTTTGCACCTACTCCGTTTCATGATGATGGTATGATTGAAGACTTAGTGATAGGCCTTAAAGATGTGTTTAGCCGTATAAACTAATCAACTGCATAATGCCAAAGAACAATGCGGCCTTAACATGGTCTGCATTGGCTTGTTCTTGTAGTTGCTGTGTAGCAATCATATCTTGCAATACTTCTTTGGCTTCGTCTGCGCTCATTTGTCCTGATGTAACTGCTTGATGAACTTGTAGTGCATAGTTAGCACGTTCAGCCGCCCATTGATCACCGCTTTGTGCTACTTGTTGTAATTGATCGCTCATTAGAATCTCCCTTGATAAATATAGTTGTAGTTCGCGGAAGTGGAATTCCCAACTACTCTAATGCTTTCAAGGAGCAATCAGCATGAATATTTATCAACCTTATACTTACCTAATTAAATTCAAACCTACGGGACAATTTTATTACGGAGCAAGTTATGCCAATAGCGGAAAAAAAGTTGCCAATCCAGAACAATTTTGGAACACATACTTTACATCATCATCATACATAAAAGATTTAGTTAAAGAACACGGAAAAGATGCATTTGAATTTCAAGTGCGTAAAGTGTTTGAACGTGCTGATCAAGCACTAAAATGCGAAAAGAAAGTTCTTACAACATTTGATGCTAAGTTTAATAGTAGCTGGCTTAATAAATCAAATGGGTATGGATCAACAGGATTTACTAAACATACTGAAGAAACTAAAGAAAAGATTTCAAAAGCAAATAAAGGCCGCAAACTTCCTACTAAAACAAAAGAGCATAGAGAAAAATTATCTAATGCTCTTAAAGGTAAGAAAGTGTTGACTCCGGAACATAAAGAAAAACTTCTTAAAGCAAATACTGGCCGTAAAATGCCAGATCATGTAAAAGAAAAATTAATAGCTATAAGCAAAACTAGAATATTTTCTGATGAAGCCAGGAAAAAGATGTCAGATGCCGCTAAAGGAAGAATTCCTTGGAACAAAGGTCTTAAAACTAAAAGTTAAAAGCGCCCTTGAACTGTAGTTGCGATTATGTCAGCTTGTTGTACTATGACTTTCTTCTTCATATCACAATACAATGGGCTAATTGGACCTGACTCGGCCCTAGTTTGAAACTCTTTAATTGTGTTTAACATCACTTGATCTAATAAGGCCATGTCATGTGTGCCTTTGGTGTTGGCATAGATATCATACCATTCAACTTGTAAAAACAAATTGTGCAGTTGTGGTGTTAGATCTGCTGTGCAATCAATATGTCTAGCTGACTGTTGTATGTCTGTTACTATCTTACTTTGATTAGGATCCCAAAAGCTAGGAATGTTATCTTTAATTGTGCTACAACCACTTAGAACTAGTACTGCTATTAACAATAATCTTTTCATTTTTTATGTCCTGATTTCATATTAGCCATCCAGTGTGCTAATTGTGCCGCACGTCCATGATGTCCTTTGGCAAACTTACGTAGACTACTTACACTCGATTTAGTTGGCACGTGATAGCTTTTGCTATCGCCTTTGTCTTCTGGATGACGTCCATCAGCAAAGTTTTCGTGTACTTTATCTAAGAAGGTATCTGCAAACTTTTCGCATCGTGTGCGTAGTTCTTTGTTTTGTGTTTCAACTAGATTGTATTCACGATCGTCTTCTGCGCCATCGTGTTGTGTAGGATCAATATAACCACAATAGACTTTTTGTATTCCATGCTCATTTAATAAGTCAGCACAGCTAGGTCCATCACGCTCATCCATAGGAGTATTACATGGACTTAGTGTTGTTATGATAACACTGCCTTCTGGAATACTGCCGTATTTTTTAATAAAATCTTCTATGACTGCATGTTCTGCATGTATGCGTCCATTCTTACCAGGACGATTAAGACGAGCCATATACTCGCCTTTTAGTGGAAGTAATCCAGCAGCCACCATACCAAAGTCTTTGCCACTACGCTGTCCTTTCTCTACGAGGTCACATAGTTCGGAAAGATATTTGTCCAACTTGTGATAGTTGCGTAGTTCATAGTCGCCACGATGCGGATCTAAACTAATAGAACTATCAGGCGTGTTGTGACTGCGATCAAACTCTTTTAGTCTCATTTTTTACGCTTGCCGTCTTTGGTATACTTACCGCTTTCACGTTTAGCTATAGCAATTGCCGCTTGTTGGGCTCCGCCACCTTCTGACACATCTTGCTTATGTGGTTGTTTGAACACGCTATATATTTTTTGAGTATCAATGCCTTTTATACCATTTGCCTGCAATACATTTGCCACAAATGTTCCGCAATTTTCTGCTCCTACTGAGTTAGTTGTAGGAATCGATACTGGTTTTGATAATGATACAATTTTGATATTTTGTTTAGGAAACTCTGGATCATCAGTTACATCGTTAGTAACATATACATCATTGCCTTTATGTCCACTCATTTGAATTTGTCGTCCATCCTGAGTGATAAATCCCACATGATCATAACTCCAACCTTTAGGTGCTTTATTACTGCGGGCAAAGAATATTTTTTGTGCTGTTGTATTGCTGTTCTTGGAGCTTTCCGCCAGCATCTTTTCTCTAGCGATTTCTTGTTCAGCATATTCGATAAGCTGGCGCATTTCTTCAATGCTTTCACAGTTCCAACGGCGTAGTGCTAGAGCTTTAGGAGTAGGTTTACCATTAGGCTTTTTCATTGGCCCTTTGTTACCACTCATACGAGCACAGAAACTCTTACGGCGTTTAGCGGCTTTGGAGCCTGCCTTTAACTTACTAGGTTTGGTAGTAACGGCAGTTTGTAGTTTACTGCCGGGATGCTCACGACGATAAGAATTAACAGCCTTTTGACTAAGTCCGTTGGTCTTATCGTGATGATTGACTTTTTGCCAATTTTCGTTTTCCCATAGATCGTTTAAACGACCTACGTATTCTTCAAAAAAACTATAATCAAGACTCTTCTTCATAATAAATTCCAGCTAATCCGCACCCTAATCTTGCTAGCCCATAGTAAATGTCTTTACACAGGGCTATAAGGATTTCTTGGACGATCTGTGCCATTATCTTCTGGGTATACTGGATATTTATCAGTATTATCGTCTGGATCAGTCTGCAGATGCGTTAGCACCGCATTTAGCACGTTTAGCATTGGTTAATGCTCCGAAGTCTACAGGCCATTCTTTGCCTGGTTGTAGTTCTACTGCACCTTGTGGGAAAGAAAACTTGATACCTGCGTCCTGTTCAATTGTAGCAACTGGAACACGGAATTTAGTTAGGTCATTGCCTAAGTTTGGATATGGTGCAACGTGTGGGAATCCCCAACCTGCGATTTCTTTAGTAGCATTGTTGATAACAATCTTGTAGAAACCGTGTGGAACAACTACACCTTTACCGATTGTCTTATCGCCAGGACCATATAAGCCGCCCGCAATAACTGTGTAGCTCTGATTTCTCTGGACTGACCATCCGCGGACAGAAGTCTCCAACAATTTCCAAATTCCGCGATTTAAAGAACCTGCTTGTGGTGACATATTTGTCATCAAAAAACTTTCATATTCAACTTGCGGATCCCAACTCAAGTCTCCATCTGGAGCCATGTGTCCTTTATCGTAACCAGTACCAGCATAGTCTTGTGGAACTGCACCATTAGGAATGAACTGATTAGCGGCAAATGCGTTAGTACGTGCTACACAACCTAATGCATTTTGTGGTAACAATTCATACATAACATAATTAGGTAGTTTAGCGGCCGCATCGTATCCTACTAGATATGCCTGTTGGCATAATGGCTGTAGTTGACGTTGTGTTTGTGGAAACCCGTACGGAGCATGTACTTGACACTGTTGTACGGGGAATGGTTGACGTTGTGTCCATGCGAAACTGCTGACAGCAACTAAGGCTAGAACCAAGCCTAGAATAATCTTCTTCATGAGTAGTACTCCTGTTATAAAGTACTACTATTTATAAACTTATCCGAACCAACCTATCTTTTTACCGTTAGCTTTGCGTTCGTCGTATTCTTCTGGTGTTTTAGGATAAGCCATTGCCCACCATGCTACTAGAGCCATAAAGATACCTGTGCAAACTACTGCCTTAACATTATGAGTGGTAAACCACATGATAATCAAACTAGAGTCCATGGTCAACACCATTAGCCAACGTGCTCGAACTGGAAAAACACGCTTCTCTGCCCAGCCGCGAAGAAACGGGCCAAAGATCTTATGATTCATTAGCCAGTTGTGCATACGTTCACTGCCTTTAGCAAAACAATAGGCGGCACCTACTGTAGGAGTGCTCCAAGGAATTCCAGGAGTGACTAGTCCTATATAGGCTAACCCTAGGAGTAAAAATCCTAGGGTACACCATAACACTTTTTTTAATTTAGAAATTGGTTCCATTCTTTATACCTTACGTTTTCGAAGCCTAGCTTCTTACGCTTATTTACAAGTTCATAGAACTCTGGCTTGTAAGGTTTGATCTTTGGTCTCCAACCTTTAGTGCTGTCACTCTTGCTGGCATTACATGGTCCGCAAGCAGTTGTACAGTTTTCCCAAGTACTGGTACCACCCTTTGAAACTGGTTGTACATGGTCTAATGTAGCTTCCTTGCGTTCAATGTGCTTACCACAGTATTGGCATTCACAGTTGTCTCGTAGGTAGACATTACTACGGCTGAAACGAATAGTAACTTTTGGTTTCATGTATTCACGTAGCATCATAACACTAGGTACTGGGGTAGACCAATTGGCTGAATGTACAATCCAATTATCGTGCCAAGCTAGAACATCGGCTTTATCCAAAACCATGTACTTGATAGCGTCTTCCCAAATTATAGTACTCAACGGCATGTATGAAACTGGCAAGCCGTCAGCATTAAGTAGCAGAGTATCTGCCATTTGATTTACCTCTTTCTGATTGTGTTACAGACCCAACCTATGAAGTATATATTATACGCTCATACTAATACTTATGTCAAATCCAATTACACTAAGATTAAAGTATATTTTGAGCGAATTCTAATCCACTGCGATCCAGTGCCGAGCACCACTGATCTTTTTGATCCGATTCAAATATCAAATCCAAATCGGCACTACTGGTACACCAACTATGCTCCTTGCGCCAGGGAGGAGTTCCTTTGAGTTCTCCTGCTAGTTGTCCAGGTCCCCAACCGCATAAGCCTAAAAACATGCGCCAACGTAAGGGCTGATCACCCATAGCCAGTCTAGGCAAAATGTCATCTGCACTACTTAGACTAAATGTTTCATTTATTCTCAGTGTGTTTTTACTGTGCCATTCATTACTGTGTAAAAAACTAAGACTTTGTGGATTAACAGGGCCGCCTTGATAAACATAGCCTTCAATGTTTAACGGTATACCTATTTGATTACCAAAGTCTCTAATGCTAAGACTACTGCGTTTGTTGATTACAAGTCCCACACTTCCATGACTGTGATGTTCTGTGATCATTATCACAGTCTTGTACCAAAAGTTGCCTTTGACGGCTGGAGGAGCAATTAATAAATTACCTATAAAATTCATATACTAATTTATGCCTAGGCAAACTGGCTAGCGAATTTTTCTCTCTTAGAAAGATCACCTATAGGATCTGCTGTAATTTCAAATTTATCTAACCAATCTGCAATAGCATCATTAACTGTTTTGTAATTGGTATTGAGAAACTTCTGACCAGCAGGTTCGCCAAGTGCGTAATCCACCTGTCCTTGCCAGTTAGTTTGCCAGTCTGGAACAGCTTTGGTCATAGCATCATAGCGTGGGCCGTTGTGTTGGAATAGGCCTCCACTTGGCAACCCATTTCTGTCAGTAATTATCACCCCTGGAGTAAAACTTGATTCTCCTTGAATGTTGGCTAGTATAGCTATTCTATGTATGTCATCCATGCCTTTAGATTTTAGATAATCGCTAACAGCTGAAGAACTAATTGTAGCTGGATTACTCTTTGGAATATTAGGTTTAATCATAGGTCCTTGGCCAGGACTCATTGTGCCTTTCATTGGATCTACTAGACTGCCGTTGATTTTCTTTTCCCAATGCAAGTTAGGTCCAGTAGCATTGCCTGCCATAGGATCGCCTTTGGCACCGCCTGTTAGACCTATTACATCTCCAGCTTTAACTTCCTGACCAACACTTACATTGAATTTCTTAATGTGGCAGAATCTATGCTGTTCTTTACCGTCAGCAGACAAGACTGTAATACTACCGCCACATGCTCCTTCTTCACCTGCTTTCATTATCTTACCATCAATAGGACTTAGCAATGGAGTACCTGATGCGGCTTTTAGATCTACACCATAGTGTGGTTTGCCATTACGTGTTCCGTAAGGACTGTTAACAATCAAAGTACCTTTAAGTGGTACACCCGATCCTGGATTACTTACTGACTGTGTGGGCGCGGGTGTAGTATTTGTAGTAGGTTTGTTATCTTTCTTATCGGCTGTTTTATCTTCTGGTTTGTCTGAAGTTTTTGCGCCAAACCCTGCCAATGGGAATTTGTCAACAACTACATCTGCTATATTTTTATAGGTAACATAAGTGGCATGTATACCATCTGATTGCATAGGAGCATCATTAAGGTCATACTTAAAAGATGCACTATCTCCAATAGCCTTTTCTATAGCTGTTCTAACTTCTATTCTACGCTTATACCATTTGTTGTCTTTTGGACCCGCTGGAAACAATAAAAATATTGTTTTATTTTTTCTACTGTTACTAGCATCTATAACTTGTTTAATGCGACTTGCAATAACATCTGGAGCGTCAAGTTCTTTAGATCCTTTAGGAGGTTTTACTACATCATTTGCACCTAAACTAATTACCACAACGCTTCCTTTCGGAATGTATGTTGCAATATCATTACTAAAGTTTTCATCTCCTGAACTAGCTCCAGGCCATGACATTTGATTGTCCCATGGTTCTGCAGAACCTACACCCCTAGCATGTGTATCTCCTACAGTGTAATATCCTGCATCGTAGTTTCCAGATCTCTTGGCTACATCTGCTATATCACCTTCTTTGATAATATCTAATATTTTCATCTCTGGCCTTTACGGGTTCCATAGTCTGGAAGTGGTCCGCCATACTTCTTGCCTTTGATCTTCTTGCCGCCTACAGTAATACGCACCTTACTGCCACCGTGTCCAATTAAATGGCTTTTATCGCCGTCTCTGG